CAATAACATGACTATGCATTTAGTGAGAGGCATGTCAAGCCTCAATACAAAAAAACGTAAAAACAAACGTAAGCCTGGCTGGGAAAAAGCTCAAGCAGAACATGACAAATGGCTTATGGATAAGGGTTGTCACCCATCACAATTAAAAGCTAAGAAGAAGGAGTTCAAAGAATATGTTCCGGAACGGCCGCAATATCGTGAAACAAAATATCCAACAATCTCGACGTCGGACACAATTGAATATGTGCCGACAAAAAAACAAGCAAATGTCTATTCCGGAGACTACATCATTGGAATTGCCACTATGCACAAATCAAACCTTGTCCCAGTCGGGAAAGGACAAGATCCAAAAGACTTAGCTAAAATGAGGAGGTAACTATGAGCGAGCAATATGCCCTATTTGACGATGTAATCGTTGAACAAAAAATTCTTTTGAAGGAGGTTAATATCAAGTCCTTTGAAGAATACGACAGTACAGGAGAACGTAGAATTCGAATTGAAACTACAACTCATGTACATTTTCCAGATTGTGGCACACGTCATAATCCAACTAAATCAACATCTGTGGAGTACCTATAATATGAGTGAAGCATATACACGAAGTGAAATGGTTGACATGCTACGTAATGGTGTATGTCAAGTTAAATTTATCAAAGTCAATGGTGAAGAGCGATTGATGCAAGCAACTTTGAAAGAGGATCTAATTCCTGCTGATAAGATGCCCAAAGATGACACCAATGGTGTTGATGCTACTCTTCAAGTTATTCGCTGTCTTGATACAGAGAAATCTGAATGGCGGTCTTTTAAGGTAGAAAACGTATTGAAGTTCAGCCATTAGGCTGAACTTTTTTTCAACTTTTTTCACATGCCATTGTTTTCATTAGTTATTTTTGTGCACTTTTTCCTTTACATTCAGTGTAAACTGAGATATAATATACTTATAAAATGATAAAAGGAAGGAAATTTTATGATTAGTACAAACCAACTTAAAAAGAACTTAATTGGCAATCCATCAAATATCGATAGAATGCTTAGAGTTCTTCCACATTTCATCCAACAGGAAATTGATAACCCACAGGTTGCAACTCCTAAAGTTCTTAAAAGACTAGAAGCTCAGCTTAAAATGGTAAGAGAACTTAAACAAATTAGGGAGGCTGTATAATGTTAGCATATTGTGATAAAATTGCTGATACAGTTAGAAAATCTCTATTAGCATATGATGAGCAAGGTATCATTGGGTTGATTGGTCCTATTGAAATGGATCTACATCCAACTAAAGGTTACTTTCAATCAACTAAAAAGACTATTGAAATGACTGATATGAATTCTAAGAAATATAAAATTACTATTGAGGAGGTTATATAATGGCTATACCAAAAAGAACTAAAAAGAAAACCGTTCGTGCAAGAGCTCGTACAGGTCTTGCTGGTGTCCCAATGGAAACATGGACCGCATGTCAGTCTTACTTTCATATGGAAGTTGATCGTAAAGACTTTGCAAAAGTAACTAAAGATTGGGTTAAAAAGAACTACTCTAAAGGCGATGCAAAGGCTATCCTTGCTAACCCTGAGTGGAACTTTACAGCTTTCTCTTATATCCCAGCAGCAATTACTTGGATTGCAGCAGGTAATAGTTTCTTGGACATGGATGAAAAGCTACATGGTTATCAAACTTGTGCTAAAAAGAAAATGGATACGCTTATTGAGTCTGGAAAACAGATCCTCAAAGAAAAAGCTGAAGCAGTACAAGAAAAATCAAATGTAATTGTTCTTACACCACAACAAAAACTATTTCGTAAGACACAAGCTACTATTATGACAGACTTGGATGAACTAGAAGATCAATGGATTGAAGGCGAAAATACTACGCTTGATGTCTATAATCGTTTTAGATTTCATGGTCTTACTGGGTCATCAATTGAATTGCCTAAGAAGCAAATTGAAGGATGGCTACTAGATTATTCAGATGCTTACCACAAAAGATGTGAACAGGCTGTTGAAGGTTATTCACACCTTGAAAGAAAAGAGCTTAAGCGACGAATAAAAGCTTGTGAAGACATGCTACTTGATCTTGAAAAAGTTAAAGCATCTTCAAAAGCAACTCGTAAAACTCGAACTCCAAAAGTTAAGACAGCAGAAAAGCAAGTGGTTAAACTGCAGTATCTTAAGGAGTCGAGTGAGTATAAACTAACGTCAATTTTACCAACGAGTATTCCAGGATCTATGAGACTCTTTACCTTTAATGTAAAGAACAAAGAGTTTACTGAATTGCTTTGTCAGTCACCTAATGGATTTGAGGTGAGTGGATCTACAATCAAAAATGTAGATATTGAAAGCTCTCGTAAAGTAAAACTACGTAAACCAGATGAGTTCCTTCCAACAGCTCTTAGTGGTTCGCCCAAGCAACTAGATACAGCTTGGAAAAAGCTTACCACTAAGACTGGAACTCCTAATGCTCGTATCAATAAAGATACCGTACTCATTAAAGTAACTATGAAATGAGTGCGGATGAGTGGACAAGATTAGATCTACATGCATTCATTATTACAATGTTTGTATGTGGTCTATTAGGATTTTTTGAAGTAACATTTGGAACAACAACAATTGTAGGCCTCACATTATCTGTCGGCCTACGATGGATACAGGAAATGAAATGATTGAAGAAATTATATTAACAAAGAAAAGGTTCTCTAAGTTGGTTGAAGATAAGGTAACCGAAACTAAGATGCCATACATGGATGCAGTACTATCAATTTGTACTGACAGAGAATTAGATCCTGCTGATATTGGTAACCTTATTGGGCCAGTTCTTAAAGAAAAGATACAAGCAGAAGCTATTGAATTGAATCTGATTGCCCATGATGGTGGTAATACCCTACCACTCTGACGAGATGAACCAGACTTAGGATTAGATAATGAATATGGAACCATTTGAAGCATATAGCTACTACTTAGCAATTAAACTACACTTTGAAAGTGATAGTTATGATGCGCCTAAGTATAACTTTAAGACTTCAGCAAAACCATCTTCCTTTTGGAAACGAAAAGACAAATATCATTTTGCAAAGCTTGGTCGTAAATATGACAAAGGTCCTGATATTATTAACTATTACATATCTCAATTTATTGAAGATCGTAAATGGGTTGGTGATATGATGACTGATGATGATAACTACAGCAAATGGCAGAAAAGAATGCAGTCGCTGAGTTATACTTTCGAAAGTGATATAAATACATTAGCTGAACAGGTTGACACATTTGAAGATCTGTTTGCTATTGAAACTCATCCTTATATCGTTAAGGAATATATGAGTGGCACTATCTGTTTGGAGACAGTGGTCATACTAAATAAGCTTGTAAAGTTTATGGACCATGCAGATAGTGTAATAACTGAGACTATTCTATGGCCGGATGTCTCACGTAAAATTCGTAAGTACAGTACTTTTGTTAATATTGATGAAAATAAAATGAAAAAAATTGTACTTAAGGGGTTTACAAAGTGACAAAACTATGTTATAATATAAGCTTATATAATGAAAAATGTGGATAATTCAGACATACAAAATACAGGAGAAATAATATATGTCATTTGCTAATCTAAAAACTAATCGTGCAAACGATATCGCTTCCCTAGTCTCAGCCGCTGAATCAGTTGGTGGTGGAGGCGAAAAGAAGTCTTACGCAGATGAGCGGTTCTGGAAACCAACTGTTGATAAAGCAGGTAATGGTTATGCAGTACTCCGCTTCTTACCAGCACCGGCGGGCGAGGATCTCCCGTGGGTTCGTTATTGGGATCATGGGTTCAAAGGTCCAACCGGAATGTGGTATATCGAAAATAGCTTAACCTCTATTGGACAACCAGATCCAGTTGGCGAAATGAATTCGGTTCTTTGGAATACAGGTCGTGACGAAGATAAAGCTACGGCTCGTGATCGTAAACGTAGGTTGCATTATGTAACTAATATTATGGTCGTATCTGATCCATCCAATCCAAACAATGAAGGTAAAGTATTCCTTTATAAGTTTGGTAAAAAGATCTTTGATAAGATTATGGATGTTATGCAGCCGCAATTCCAAGACGAGAAACCAGTCAATCCATTTGATTTCTGGGAAGG